CCCACAACCCGCAACGCGGTAGGCGTACGTCCCCCTATTTTAATGCCCGGGGGACGGATCGTTGTTGTGTGTATCAAAATTCGAGGAATGCAATGATGTTTTGCTGATACATCTTGGAGAACTTATGATTTTGAGCAGAACTCCAAAGGATTTGGTCGACGACTTTGATCTGGGTGTCAGTCAACCGATTCGCGGGTGGTTTTTCGGGATTGTAACGTTTGCATTCATCGGGTTTGAGGACGATGGTGTTGTCGTCATACCATTGACAAACGCGTTTGAGCTCCTCGAACGTGAGGTTGAAACTCATGGCGATTTCAACTCTAACTAGCTCAACGTCAATCTCGATCTTCTCTTGTGTGTGTTTGAATGCCTCCGTGTGGGACGGATTGATTTCTCTAAGCATTGGTACACTAACATGTTCATTCGGTGCGCTCCTGATGAGGAAACCAGCAATATTCTCAAAGAGTGGAAACTTGGGATAAAGAACTTTGTACATGTACCCCAAGGAATGATAATACGTGGCTTTGCAGTGATCAAATTTTGTCTTCCGAAAAACTGGAAGATTCTGCATCATCTTGTGTATGTTTTGAACATAATGGAACACACCTGGCTGGACTTGGATGAATTTTCCTGAGCAATATTCGGCATCATGATAGTCATGCCGCAATTGTAGTTTAGCGTCCAAACCAAATTCGGAGAAGGTATTAACGTATTTGGCGCCAACAGGGATTCTGATAAGGTTGTCATCACCATCACAAATAAAATTTGTGTTGCCGGTGCCGTTAATGATTTCAAAATAACGGCACGCGACCCATGTAATTAAGGTGTTGAACAAACCAGTGTCTGGATCACCTGTCCCACGACATTCCCAAAATTCAAAGTGCACGTTGTTTAGTGTCCAGCCGTCTTTTCGCATTTTAGCGATGAAGCAAGCCTTAAACACTTGGTACTCTGAAGGTGTCATGAGTCTTTTTGCTAAACCAAGCTCAATTCGCTTAAGTAATGCTAGCCTTTGGGTGGCTTCAAACTTAGAACAATCAATTTCGAGAATCCAAGCACCGAAAATCTTTTCCATAAACTGTTTGCCTCGTTCTACAAAGTTTTTTCCTTTGCTCACTTCGGGAAGTTCCGTCATGCACTTTTCAAGTGCCTCAGTAAACTGTGCATACAGCAGGTTGTAACGGGGATCCCTACCCATTATCATTCTCGGTGGCTTACACTCATCATAAACCTCATTCTTGATGAACGCACTAACTTTTGAGTGCTTTTCAATGTTGAAACCATTGTTATAGACATCATTAGCGGCATTATGATACCGCCTTATCCTACCAGAACTTTTACATTCGAGGACATCAGTCAAATTTTTAGGTCCAACCCAACTTTTTCGCATTGCATTTGCGAGTTCATCAAGAATGGAGTTTACAATTTTATCGTTAGCTCGATAGTCATTGTCGGTTTTCTTAAGATAGCGATTACTTAAGCCGACCACGTCATTGTGGATGCACGGCAACATGATGAAGCGTTGCGCTGTTCGACCGTGGTCGGATGGGTTATCGAACATTACCCGATATTGTTTGGGCGTGCAGAGTTTGTCGCAGACCTTGATGGAGATTTTACTACGCTTCCAATCTGCGCTGGGAAGAAGCGCGGTGCCACGTTGACATATGGCGTCTAATGGCTGCGGGGGAGTTGGGATTTTGGGCGCCACGCTGGATTATTGTTATGTACGCGGCGTTTCCAAAATGCAAGATCGTTAAGGCGTGTCTTACGTCCGATGTTTTGGGACTCCTCCTGTAAGAAGTAAGTGGTCGTGCACTCATCCACCGCTTTCTGCACAGTGGCGAAGTGTTTGTTCACATCCAAAGGGGACAGTGAGTCGAGTTGAACCTTCTTCTCATCTAACCAATACTTGCGACCTAATTTCTCCAAATGGTCGACACACGCTTGCCGGTTGTCATATCTACTAAATTTGGACATTACAAGGTATGAGTAAAGTCCAGGATGAACGAATGTGGTGGGCACAACAAGTTTACGATCATGCTGTTTGTGCTTGTTGAGTGTTCCTATGTGTAGATTATGAGCTTCAGAGCCTTCAATTCGTGACGGCAATTCACCGAATATCGCTCTCCTCCACCAAGGAGACTTTCTCCAAATTTGGAGTTCCTCACTTTTGGTGGGTGTTGGTGTTGGGGCTGTGAAAGTTCGAGTGACCGCTTTAGGTAGACCAGCGATATCGTCTTGTTTCCATGGGTTGATGTCATGGTAAACACGCTCGAACATGGCATGTTCAGTGTCAGCATAGTGGCGTATTTGTTGTATGTGTGCCACAATGCCAACCAAATGTGCAATGCCACTAGGATCCGGATATAATTGATCGAAAGCAGCCCAGTGATGATAGTTTTTCACCTCGTTGATGATTTTAACGAGATTTGAAATTCTGGGGTTCTCGGTTTCAATTGCTTCAGCCATGATGTTGGTGAGTTTGCTATGGTAACAAGCTCTGGCTTCACTAGCAATCCAGATCAAATTGTTAGCTGCAGCGAATGAACGTTTAGCAGATCTCTCGGAATAAGCAATGGAAGCTTTTGAAGAGCTTTGACTAACAATTTTTTGCCCTGCCACTTTCTTCGAACCACGACTGGATAGTGGAGAACCTTTAGTCGTGGGAGCCTTGTTGCTCCCATTAGGAGACACAGGCACGGCTGTTGCCTGTGGTTTTTGGACGTTAATGGCCGGTGGATCTCGCAAACCACTTCGTCCCCCACATCGAGGGGGTCTTCGCTGGGTGCTTCGTTCACTGTTCAGTCTAGTTGGGTCGTTAATCCAACAACCTGAGCGTTCCGCTCCAGATCCGGAAGCCGAGTTTTTAATGCCACTGGTTGGCGGTGCCTGTGACATGATTATT